AGTATTGTAAATCATGCCTGGTTTAGCACCCTCTACATACTTTGCATCGCCTTCAGTTACCTGCGGCGATAGTTGTCCTAAGATTCTGACAAACGGTAACGCCATATCGTCTTGCGTCATGTTTTCAAAACCTTTTTGTAAATCGTTGCCAAATAAAGCAACTGATCCACTGTCTTTAGCCATTATTTCATCAGCCATTTTTCATTCTCCATTATTTATTTCCGGCTTATTTTAGTTTTATCTTTAATCCATAGACTAAAGCTATCAGAAGGCATGTCCAGGCCGGCCTGTACACGCTCCTGATATAGAGCTGTCAATGTATTCCAAGCCACATCAGATTTCTGTTGTGGTTCAAAACCATGTTCAGCTGCAAGGTTGAGCAATTGCTCCGCCTTGTCGTCTTCTCCTTTACCAAAAGATACAGTTACATTGTTTTTAATAATGTCACCTAACCCTTGGTCACGAAGCCATTGTAGAGCTTGTTCTCTTCTCAATTCATCTTTAGGAATTGTAGCTCTGAATTCTTTTTTGACAGAAACTTTTGATCCGTCAGCTAATTTAATTTCTGATAAACCTTGTTCTGCTAATAATTCTGGTATTACACGAGAGCTAATATCTTCAGCTTCCGCTTTTTTATTTTTTAATTGCTCTTCTAATTCTGCAATCTCATCTTCTTTAGTTTTTAATTTTACACATTCTTGTGCAATAGTAGTTATCTCTACATTATCTAAAAGATCCTCTGAATCTTCTAACATCATATTTCTTACATCTTCACTCATTTTATCCTTTCTGATACATATCTACTTCTAATGGATAGTATCTATATTCGCGTTTATCCCATTTCAACATATTAAATTGTCCACTTGTTACTTCATTTACAACTGCTGTAGAAATCCCAATTATAACAGGATCACCTACTGCAAGTAAATAATCTTCTTTTCGAAAATCCTGTAAATTCTTTTTCATTTTTTGCACATAAGGTGCAGTAGAAAAAATAGCTTGGTCCCTATTGGGTAAGCATATTACAAGATAACCAAAATCAGACGCACTTAATATATTTATGTTAGGCGCTGGTTGTTGTACTACATAAACAAATCTTTCTTTAGGATTACTTTTATGAAACTCTAAAAAGTTTTCTAAAGAAGCCGGTTTATATAACTCAAATATTTTATTTTTCATTTCTTATTTCTTGACAACTTATATAATAGGACTTATATAATTGTCAACTAGAAAGTAGAAAAAAAATATGAAATATAAATTTAAGACAAAGCCGTACGCGCATCAATTAACTGCGTTAGAAAAATCTTGGGATAAAACTGAGTATGGTTATTTTATGGAAATGGGTACAGGTAAATCAAAAGTATTAGTTGATAATATGGCTATGCTTTATGATAAAGGTAAAATAAATGGGGCCATTATTATAGCACCAAAAGGTGTATATAGAAACTGGTTATCACAAGAAATTCCAAATCATTTACCTAGCCACGTTCCGCATAAAACGGTACTATGGACTGCTTTAACATCTAAAACAAAGGATAAAGAGTACCAACAATTATTTAAAATAGATTATGACCTTCACATCCTTATAATGAATGTTGAGGCATTGAGTACTAAAAAAGGATTAGACTTTGCAGGTAAGTTTATGCGTTGTCATGAAACTATGTTAGCAATTGACGAGTCTACTACTATAAAAAATCCCAGCGCTAAAAGAACTAAATCAATTTTATTATTAGGTAAGGCAGCAAAATACAGAAGAATACTTACAGGTTCACCTGTTACTAAATCTCCATTAGATTTATATACTCAATGTGGTTTTTTAAATTCTTATCTTTTAGGTTATGATTCTTTTTATGCTTTTAGAAATAGATATGCCAATATGATAGACAGAAATTTTGGAGGTCGAAGAGTACAATTAATAGGTAGTTATAAAAGATTAGATGAGTTAGCTGATAAATTAAAAGCTTTTTCTTATCGTGTGTTAAAAGATGATTGTTTAGATTTACCAGATAAAGTTTATACTAGAAGAGAAGTAGATTTAACTGATGAACAAAATAAAGCTTATTCTACTATGAAATCCGCGGCCCTCGCTTCTCTAAAAGGCAAGATGGCTACAGCGCCTCATGTATTAACTCAAATGATGCGATTGCACCAGATAACTTGTGGTCATTTAAAAAATGATGATGACACTATTACAGAAATAAAGAATAACAGATTAAAAGAACTTGTTAATTTATTAGATGAAGTAGAAGGTAAAGTTATTATTTGGGCTAATTATGTTTATGATATAGAGAATATAGTAAAGACAATTCAAAAAGAATTTGGTGATGACTCTATAGTACAATATTATGGCGCAATTCCGGCAGAACAAAGACAAAAAAATATAGAAAAATTTCAGGACCCAAACTCTCCTGTAAGATTCTTTGTTGGTAATCCTCAAACCGGTGGTTATGGAATTACTTTAACTTGTGCAAATACTGTTGTTTATTATTCTAATGGATATGACTTAGAAAAAAGACTACAGTCAGAAGACAGAGCACACAGAATAGGTCAAACGAAGTCGGTAACATACGTCGACTTTATAGCACCAAAAACCGTAGATGAAAAGATAGTAAAAGCATTGCGTAAAAAGATGAATATTGCTAACGAAATTATGGACGAGGATTGGAGAGAATGGATTTAATATTATTAAATGATGGTTTGTATAGTTTAGTAGCTATTACAAAAGAAATGATAGAAGGTATAGAATTATTACATGAAGCAGATTGTTTTGATCTTTGTGACATACTTAGATTACACTTAACAACTTATTACGATTATCCAATTAACGCTCATATGATGAAAGATGAGAGTGGACAATTTTTTGGATGTATTTGTAGAGAGTAATGGGATTTTCTAAGATGAAAGTATTTTTTCCCGAAAATTACAAATCGACTAATCCAGTTTCGCGATTCAAAAATTTGTATTCAATTTTTTGGATGTTAAAGTCAGATTTGATTTTCTCACAGATTTTTTCTACATCGAAATTGGCACAGCTATAGACATCAAACTGCATTAGTGCAGGAGCTGGTTCATCCCAGACATGCATAGCAATATGTGATGTTTCAATAATTGCAACCGCAGTGATCCCTCGGTTACCTTCCATGTGACAATACTTAACATAAGGACCCATAAATATTTTCATATTTATAGACTCAACAAATTCTCTCATCCATTCTGTTAATTGTTCTTCGTCTGTTGGAGGTTTGATAGCTTCAGCACGTATAATAAGGTGCTGATGCACCAACAAACTATTTTTCATGAAGTTAACCTACGACTTTACCGTCGCGCCATTCCATATCCGGAAGTCCTTCGCTATAATTTTTTCCATCAAAGGTTAGAACTTGTTTTCTATTTGAATCTGATTCGTGATAGCTTATGTGGACCCAACCTCCAGCCGGATCGTCTTTGTCGTAGAACTCGAGGATCAATTGATCGAAGTCCACGTTGTTTTGTAGCCAGTAAGCTGTCTTAATGTTGGGCACGCCAAAGATCTCTAGGTCGACCGCCTGGCCCTTCGCATGCTGCGAAGTTTTTTTGCTGCCGATCGCTTCACACAACGCCTCACTACGGTAGCCGCTGGTAATGGTCACTGGCTTGTCTGCCCATGCACGAAGCGGTTCCAAAACTTCATAACATAAGTCACCTAAACTTTTAATCTCTCCAGCTCCTGGAGTATTGTCAATACCTTTCCGCGTCGCTGTCATCGACTTGGTCATCTCTTTTAAACTGAAGTGTTTACTTAATTGCATAGTCTATCTTACCAAAATAAAAAACTTTTATCCAATACTTTTTCTAACAACAGAAGTGATACCGCCCCAACAGTACCCAATAACACCCAATAGATCTTATCTATTTTACCGCCCAAATCGTGTATACCTTCGTGCATATGTTTAACATCTTTTCGTAAGCCTGTAATATATCCGTAAAGCGATATTATATGTTCTCTAGTTGTTTTTGGTTGTATTGCCATAGTGTTATATTAAACTATCTACCTTGTTTATTCTATCAATTTTTTGATCTATTGATTTCAGTTGATCGTAAGGAGTATCAACAGTTGTAGGAACTCCTTCTATATTACCTTCTCCTAAAAATCCTAGTTGTTGGAAAGGTGCTTGCACTGCTCCTAAAAGTTCAGATCCTAAAGTAATTTTAAGTGGATTGATTATTTCTGGTAATCCCTCATCCGTATCTAAATTTAAATTAAATAAGTCTCCTCTAATATTGGCTATTACTGACATAGCTTTTTGTAAAGGATCTTGGTACGAAGGATCTACTTCTCTAATCTCTCTTGTTATTTGTTGAGATTTTATAAATACATTTTTAGATGGAAGGTAAGGAATAAAAACTCCATTACTCATAGCACCATAACTTTTCCTACCTACCTTACCAATAACATAAGGAATAATTTTATTTTGATCCGCACCTAAAACTTTAGCTGCTTCTAAATCTCTATATAATGCTTTTTGATTTTCAAATAAAGCTCTGTTAGCATTAATATAAGCATCAACTATCGCTTCAGGTGTAACTTCTCCACCTCTTAAAGCTACTTTAGTAAATAAACTTCTAGAATCTCTAGCACCTCTTAAATAATCTGCTGTCTTATAAATAATTCCTTTTTCAGGTTCTACATCTACTACCCTCATACCAGCTATACCCATTAACTCATTACCTAATTCATATTGTCTGCCTCTATCATCTATTCTTCCTTTATCATTAATAGGTTTCATAGATAAACCAATTCTTTGAAGTTGTTTCCAGTTTAGTGGAGCTTGAGCAGCTATTAAATGAGAAATTCCTAAAGATATTTTTTTACCTGGAGGGTCTTCTTTATTCCAAACTTTAAATCCTTCTCTAGTTACTCCTCCTCTCATAACTAAATCAGATAAGGCTTCTGTCCAAATTGATTCAGTAATAAAAGGTGAGCCTATTTCTTTTGTAGATTCAATTAATCCAAGTAAGAAATCATCCATCATTCCATCTTTGTCTTGTTCTCCTGCTTGAACTTTATTAAGTATAGTTTGAATAGGTCTAGTTAAAGTATCGTAAGCATTAGTATGACTGAAATCTACATAACCTAACTTACCTGTTTCTTTGTCTCTGATTGGAACTAGTGTAGAATTTTTTGACCAGTCAGCTACGTATCTTCTTAACGCTTCGCGCTCATCTGCAGTTACATCGTAGATTGCCGAAGCTCCAGCTACAACTCCTGCAGGCACTGCAGTTGTTGTAAACGCCATTCCGCCTAATCTTTTAAGACCAATCGTTCTAAAAGGATTAACTTGTTTACCATTAATAGTAGTAGTATAAAAAATTTCATCTAAACCTCGGGATACAACATTAGTTCCTGTTCTCATTATTTCTGCTGGGAAAGACACAAAATTTCCAAGAGGTAATTTTCTTAAACCTTTTACAAACTCTGAAACATAAGCGTAGTTAGGAATATTATTTTTAATAATGTCTGCTGCTTGTTGGTCTATTAAATCATCTGTCAATCTTACTACATTACCATTCATGTCTGTAAATTTTTGTCCTAACTGTAAGCCCGCACTTCTATAAGCATTCTTTAATCTTTTAGATTCTCCTAAGAAAGAAAAGATTTTCCAAAAATCATCTTCAGCTGTGTATGCATCTTCAGAAAACTTTTTAACTTTAGATAAACCTTTAAGTAATCTGTTTAATCCATAACTTGCTAGGTTATCTCCTGAACTTAACTTACCTGCAATCCCACCAAAGTTAACATCTTTTAATAAGTTTTGTAGGTCTCCTAATTGTACTTGTGAGTTAACTACTCCAAGTCTTAAAAGTTTTTGATAAAATTCATTTGTTCTTCTTGTTCCTGGACCAGCAACTTGTAAAGCATTCCACGCTTGTTTAACAGCTTGGGGATCAGAAAATGGAATGATACCATTGGCCATTGCAAACGCACCAGCACTTAAAAAGTTTCTAGCATGAGTAAAGGGTGAAAGAATTGTTTTAGCCATTTGAGATGTAGCTTTAGGATATAAAATTAAATTTTGATATAGTTGTGAAGTTAAACCACTACCTGTTGCAATTTCATCAACCGGCCTTACAATACCGTCAACGGTTCCGGTTAATGCATACTTAGTTTGTAGTGGGTTATGAATAGGAAGTTCCATATCAATCTCACCACGTTTTGCATCTGGTTTTCTAAAAGTAGGTTTACGTTCTCCTTTTAATGGTCTTAAAGTTTGTTTGTAATCTAAATTGGGATCAATAACTTCTACTCCTTTAACTCCTCTTGAAGTTTTAACTACAGGAGTAATTGCTTTCCAATCTACTCCTTCTATTCCGCCAAATAATTTTGCAGCTTCATCTCTACTATTAGCAAACGTTGGAGTTTTACCAGCGGCTCTTAATTCATTAGAAGTATTTAAAAGATTATCAAAGTATTCATTACGTCTTACAATTGCGGACAATCTATTAGTACCATTTAAAATAGTTTGAAAAGCATCATTACCTTTACCAAATAAATCTTCTATTACTTTTCTTTGAGCTCCTGTTAGTTCTGATAATCTACTATCACTAACTTTTAAAGCATCATCGGCTGCAGATTTAGCAACAAAAAATTCTGGTAGTTTAAAGTAAGGATCAGATTTAGAATTTAATTTAAATCCTTTTTCTAAGTCAGCAGAATTATAAACCTTTAAAACTTCTTGCTGTGCTGCTGCATCTGATAATTCTTTACCAACATTCTTTCTATATAATTGTTTAAAAGAAGTTTTAGCAGCTTCCATTACTTCTTTAGTTGGAGTATATAATTCTCCTATTTTAGATTTTCTATTTTTAAATCTATCGTAAGTAGAATCTAACCAAGTTCTAACTTTATCTCCAAATACCTTTCTAAATTCTGTAGCTCCATCAGCATCTAATCTTTTTCCCATGGAAGTAAATAAATCACCCCATCCTTGTCTCATAATACCTAGGTTTAATTTTATATTATTAATATCATCAGCACTCGCACCAAGTTTTTTTAATTCTTTAGTAAATCTTTCCATAGCTTTGGTATTCATTTTACCAAATTTAATTTTTTCTATAAGTTCTCCCCCAGGTCCTTTAGTGGTAGTAATAAGAGGATCTAATTTATTTACATTTTTTTCACTAGATAATAAAACTTCATTCATTTGGTTAAGAAGTTCTTTTCTTTTGGCATCTACTGTTTTATCTCCTATTGCTCTTCTAAACCAAGGAAACAATTTACTAATCTGTCCATCCAACTCTCTGACAATATTTTCTGTAACATTCATGTCAGAAGCTGTAGCTCCTTTTAATTTTCTTTCTTGTAAAAATGCTTCTTGGGTTTGTTTTCCCCTAGCTCTTAGAGGTTGAGAAATCCATTTGTCTAACCATTTATTAAACTTACCATCTACAACTTTACCTGCGTTGGTAGTATCTCTTAACTTTCTAATTCCTAATCCTGCTCCTCCTAACAATCCAGTAAAAGCAGCACCTTCTACTCCAAATTTTAATCTATTTAATAATTCTCGGGCTGGATCATAATCAGATCCTTCTAATCCTCTATCTAATTCTGTGGGTCCACCAATTAAATCTCCAAATGTTCCTGCGTCTTCTACATCACCTACAAAAATTCCTTCAGCAACTCCACCTGCCACAGCTCCCGATCCAAATGTAACTGCTTTACCTCGAGCTGTTAAGTCAGGTCCTTTTAATTTATTTAATTTATTTTGAATACCTTTAGAGATTTGTTTACCTGCTTGGCCAGTAAGATTCATATACTTACCACTTTGAGAAGCGGCAATAGCTCCTTTAGCAATAGAGGTTCCTGCTTTAAAAGCAATACCACCTGGTACAGCAAGGTTAACTAAAAGTTCTGTAATTTTTCCGGCAGTAGTAGCTTCTGCCATTTCATCAAAAGGATTTATCTTTGCAAAGTATTCTTCTACTTCAGCAGCTTTGTTAGTATCTGCCCCAAGATCCATTAAGGTTGCACCTAAAGAAGCAAAGCCTTCAGGTATTTTAAAAAGACCTGAACCAATTCCAGCTAAAATAGATTGTATTGTTCCGATTTCGTTATTTTCTTCTGCTGACTGCAGTTCTACTTTGTCGTCTTGTATTTGTTCTAAATAACTAGCCATTTAATTTCCAAGAATTATTATTTAAAATTTTTAGTTTTAGATTTATCAACTACTCCTTCTACAACAGTAACTATTTGCATTTCTCCAGGTATGTAAAAAACACCTGATACTCCTGCTAAATCTCCTTCAGGCATTGGACCATCAGTATATTCAGTTGCTAATAAATCAAATGCTTTATCTGTTATAGGCATTCCTCCTTGGGTAGCATCATAAACAGCAATTTCTATAGTACCTGCGTCTCCTAAAGCTATTCTAGACGCTTCAGCTCTTTTACTTTCGTCTCCATTAAATCGGTCTTGTATAATTTGATCTACTTTTTTCTCATATTGACCAGCCGTATCCATTTTTTTCAAACTTAATATTAAATTTTTATTTGCAATATCTTTTTGTGCATCTAATTTTTCAGTTAATAATTTCATTTGATTATTAAAATCTTTTTCGGACTTAACATTACTAAAATCAAATCCAGATTTTTGTAATTCTTTTTTAAAATCAAATCCTTTTTCTTGCATTAAATCTTTAAATGCAAATGCTCCAGCTTGAACTCTTGTAGCTTCGTCTCTATTAAAACCAGCATCTTCAATTTGTTCTAATCTAATATCTTTTTTATCCATAGCAAGTTCAGTAGCACTTGGTTTAGATGTTAAATATTTAGAAGCTTCCGCAGCAGCACTTCCTACTGTAGCTCCTTCTTGTTGTGAACCTTCAAAGAATTTTAACATAGTATTAAAAGCATCGGTTTTTCTAGCTCTACTTATTTTTTTATCAGCTTTTGCTTCCGCAGCATCTATCCTTGCTTGTAATCTCTCATCAGCTCCGGCGCTTAAAGTTTTATAATATTCATCAGCTATCTGTTGATAGCCCATTTCTGTTCCATCGTCTTCAAAAGATTCTTTAACTTCAATTTCATTTTTAGGAACAGTATTAACACCAGCATCGGCATATTGATCCATTGCTGCTTGTTCTTTAATATTAAGTCTAACTTCATCGTCTTTTTGTTTGTCTAAAAGTTTTTTTAAAGCTGCTTGACTTTCCGGATTAAATCTACCTTCTTCTCTAATTGTAGCTTTTTCTTCATTTTCTTTAGCAATTGCTAATTTTTCAGCTGTAGATAATTCATCACCAAGATCAGCACCTCCTCCTTTTCCACCCATATCATATTTTGGAAGATTTTTTAAAATGTCTTTTTTAAGTGCGGTAGCAAATTCATTTGTGCCACCTGCAAATAATCTATCTTTTAAAGCTCCTGGTATACCTGCGTCAGCCCTTTGAAATAATTCGTTAGTAAATATAGATTCACCAGGTTTAAATAATTTTTCATATTCAAAATCTTCTTCCACATATCCATCTGGATTATAAAATTTTTCAGCATCTGGTTGAAACATTCCTGGAACGTTAGTTTTTTTATCTCCTGTGTTAGTAAACATTCTTTTCATAAAAGCATTATACATTTCAGGAGTGTATGCTTTAGTTCCGAATAAAAGCTCACCACCTGTTTTAATATCATCACCAGCATAACCACCAGGACCATCTACAAATCCCCTTTTAGAAGGCATACCACCATCAGCGAGCCCCGATGCAATACCATTTCCATAACTAGAGACTCGTCCACCTCTAAACATTGGTCTTCTTAAAATTTTACTCATTATCCAAATAATCCTAGTTTACCCATCATGCCACCAATACCTGCGCCGGCGCCTAAGAATTGTGACATTGGACTTGCTGGTGCTGCTGGAGGTGCATAACCAACTGTTTGAGTTGGGAATGCTCCTGGTTGAATTTGTGCTAGTTGTTGTCCAACTAAACCTAATTGTGTAAATGGTGCAAACTGTTTTTCCCTAGCTGCAATTTGTGCTGCATCTAGTTTAGCTTGTTCGAATCCTTGTTGTTGTTGACCTAGTTGACTTTGATAAGTTCCAAGTCCTTGTTGTGCTTG